ATGGCAAACGGGGAATCGGGGTTGAGCTTGGCAGACGGATTTATTGCATTCGAACTGGACCTGATGGGTGCCGTCCTTGACCAGCTGATTCCCATTCTCGACAAGATGGAGGGAGAGCCACTGACGCGCGCGGCTGCCCAGCTTCTTCCCGACGCGCAAGGCGTATATCTTCTGATTCACCAGGGACAGGTTCATTACGTCGGCAAGACCGATGCAGAAGCTGGCCTGCGAACACGGCTTACCCGTCACGTCGCCAAGTTCGAACAGCGCGACAACATCGTTCCGGCCGACGTCCAGTTCAAGGCAGCGCAAATCCTTGTTCTGACCGCGATGGACATCGAGTCCAAACTGATCAATCACTATCGCACCGATTGGAATGGCTCCGGCTTCGGGTCAAACGATCCGGGCCGACAACGCGAAACGACGGCGAAACCGCCTCAAGGGTTCGATGCGCGGTTTCCGATCAATATTGATCTGCCGCTCGATTTTCTGGTCGCGGGTCCGACGACGGTGCACGATCTGCTGATGCAGCTGAAGCTGGGCCTGCCCTATACGCTGCGCTATGAGCTGGAGCCCGGTGCGAAGGGCAGCCATTCGTTCCGCAGCCGTCCTCACCCCGACATGCCGGGCGTTCCGCTGACGGTTCCTGTCGGCCCGATCACCGCGCGTCAGGCAATGCAATTGGTCCTGGGCGCGCTACCGCATGGCTGGCAGGCGACCTATTTCGCCAGCCACTTGATCCTCTACAAGGAAAACCGCGCCTATACGCACGGCATGCCAATTTAAGCCCGAAGCAGCTTTTCCTTCACTTCCTCGGCGACTATGCGGCCGAGTTGGCAGGGCACGGCGTTACCGAGCTGGCGCATCGTTTCCGTCCATGACCCATGAAACGTCATGTCGTCGGGGAAGGTCTGCAGACGGGCGCTCTCACGGACGGTGAAATAGCGGATCGATCCATCCGGTCGACGGAGCATGTTTTCGCCACCGGGAACGCCGTGCACGCCCGCCTTCAGCGTTTTTGCCGGTTCGTCCAGAGGGCTGCCCGTGTGGCCGGGATAGGAACGGGCGCCTGGCTGGAACCTGTGATCGTGGAATTTCCGGGCCGAACCGGGCGCCAACTCCGGATCGGGGAGATCAGAGATCGCGTCCCGGACGGTTCGCCAGCGAAGACCATTCGGCTTTCGCTCCAACTTCATCGCGCGTGCCTTGGCCGCGCCACCATCCGGTCGGTCCTTCTTCGCCACGCGATGCAGATCCCAATAGGTCTCTTCGCGCCATTGCTCCCAGAGCAACGCTTCCTTGGAGTGAGTTGGGGCGGGAAAATGCCATTCCACACTCGTGTCGGAACGGAAACCGACGAGGAAGACGCGCTCCCTGCGCTGTGGGACGCCGAAGTTCGCCGCATTCAGGACGCGCAGCATTACTTTGTAGCGCAGGCCCTTGTAGCGGCCGCGCGTGTGATAGTCCTCAAGGCGGGCAAGGTGGACCAGCCATTCCTCGTCCTTCTTCGCCGTCACCTCGGGATAGGTCAATTGCAGCCGGATATACTCGAGGTAGTTCGCGAAACTCGAGCGGGTCAGGCCTTTGACGTTCTCGAAGATGAAGGCTCGTGGCCGAAGCTCACGCACGGCCCGCACCGCCTGCGGGAACATATCCCTGCTGTCCAGAAACGCGCGATGCCGACCGCCCATCGAGAAAGGCTGACAGGGAGGTCCGCCGGTCACCAAGTCAATTTCGCCTTCCACCACTCCGAAGTCGAATTCGCGGACATCACATTCATGGAGAGGCCAGTCCCGGACAAGGTCCAGGCCGCGCTCCTTGTTCTCGCGAAGCGTGTCACATGCCCAGCGATCCCAATCCATGACCGCGGCGGGCGTGAACCCGGCTTGACTGACGCCGATTCCCAGGCCTCCCGCGCCGACAAAGAGTTCAACCGATTTCATCATCTCAGGAACTCCTCGATCCTTGCCTCTAGTGCCCCGCGATCCCCGGTCTCGCATTCCCATATGACGAGGGTTTGCCAGCCGAGATCCCGAAGCCGAGCGAGGTTGGCCTCGTCCCGTTTGCGATTGTTTTCCAATTTCGGCGCCCAAAAGTCCAGTTTGGTCTTCGGCATGCGCGCCAGTTTGCAAGCGGGATCGGGATGACGGTGCCAGAAGCATCCGTGAACGAAGATGACCTTGCGACGTGACGCAAACACCAAGTCTGGCTTGCCGGGCAGGTTTCGTCGATGAAGCCTGTATCGAAAGCCCAGCGCGTGGGTCAGCCGACGGACAATCATCTCAGGCTTGGAATCACGGCCCCGAATCCGGTCCATGCGCTCGCTGCGCTGTAAAGGGCTAAGGGTGTCCATGATGGACACTCCTAGCTGGGTTTCAATGGCACAACATTGTCCCGGGTGGCTGCCGAGGGCGTCTTCGTCTTCAAGGCGGGAAATGGGACAATCTCAGCCTTCGCATCGGATAGAAATCCGACTGGTAGACCGCAGAGAGACTCAACGTCGGCTTCTGCGAGTCGGAAATCGGCGATCAGGTCCGCTCTCGTCCTGACCCCTTCATCCAACAGGAGCCTGATGGAGCGCGAGAGCAGGCGTGGCTCCTCAGCGATCAGCGTATCGTCAAGGGGCTCGCTCTTCCGCCAGCCCCGCGCGCTATAATGTTTCCAAAGTCGACGCTCGTATTCGCCTTCAACAATCTCGAGGCTCACGCACCGTTTGATCATCGCTCCGACCGAAGTCCTCCACCTCTCCTTGAGGGCAAGCAACGTGTTCAGCGAAGGCGTCCATAACTCGGCCGAGAAGGTTTCCGCAGGCATCAGGAACGCACCCGCAAAGTGGAAGGCTTGCCGCTCGATTTCCTTGAAATCAGCAGATCCATTCAGGCTCTTCGAGGGAATGAAACGATGAAGCACAAGGTGTGCAAGTTCGTGCGCCGCGTCCATGCGGGATCGAACCGCAGTCGCCTTGTCGCTCGCGATCAGCATGTATGGACGATTGTCGAGATCAGACCAGTTCGACACGCCATCCATCTTCGATGTACCAACTTCCTCGCGGACGACCACGATTCCGGCATTTTCAATCGCGAGCAGCAGGTCGTTGATCGGCCCGAGGCCCAAACCCCAGCGGGCCCGACACTCAAGCGCGGCCGCCTCGATGTCCTCATCGCGAATATCCCGATGATCTTTTGCCGCGATCGACGGAATATCTACACCCGGCAGATCCACCCATTCCTGAAGTTCGGCCGAAATGTCTTGCGCCCAGCGCAGTCGGACCCTTGCGCGCTTCCGTTCCCCTTGGGTCGTACTCGACAAAAGGGACCGGAAGAACATCGGCCGCGCGCCATGTTCCAACTCCGAGCGCAGGAAATATGACACCGGCAGCCGCAGCGCTGTGGCAAGAGCATCCAACGCATCTGGCTCCGGCGAATGATCGCCGGATTCCCATCTCGAGATCGCGGAGCTCTTCCGGCCTATCATTTCGGCAAGGGCGATCTGGGTCAGTCCCCTCGAATCCCTTGCGTCCACCAATCGCTTCGCTTGGAAGCCCGGCGTTCCAGTCTTCATATCTTGTCCTCCAGTGTTCGAAGCAGGGCTCAGCCCAGCTCCGAAGGCCTCCTGCGCTTGAGCTTGGGAACCGCCCGATCCGCGATATCGACCGGAGCGTCCTTTTGTTCCGCAGGGGCGTTATAGAGCGCGATGATGTCCTCGATCGAAGCCAGCCTGATCCAAGTTGACAGATCGTGAGAGGGAATTCCGATGCCCACGAAGGCCGGGAGCATCGGATTGCCGTTCTTAGATGCCGTGACCACCAGCATCGCGCACATGTTATCTTGGGCCGGTTGCGGCCGATCCGTGTCGAAAAGATCAATCTGCCAAGGGCTAAGCCACTCGTTCAACGTGCTCCAGCGCCGCCGGAATTTTGTCGGTCGCGGCTGGCCGCAATGAGAAAGCACATTGGAACGGATCATGAAGTTTCCGTCGCGCTCAACCACAGAGTAACAGCCGCCCTTTGGTGAGGTGTCGGGCACATGAACAATGAGGCCGGCGGCTCTGCCAGCGCTACGAAAGCCATCCTCGGACAGGAAATGCCGCAACTGCCCCAAGGCGCCACGGCGCTCGGGGGGCGCTATCTTCTCTGCCGTCAGACTGTGGGCCTTAGCGAATGCGGCATCAATCTCTTCCGCCAGGGAACGGAAGAATGTCTCGGGCCAAGCCTGAACAAGGCGTGCAATGGGATCATCAGTCAAGGCGGCGCCCTGTTTGTTGTTTTCGGGATATTGCACCATTTATTTTGCGTTATCAAGTGGAGATCTAGCATCGGGTGCGCTCTTGCGGAGCTGCCGAAGCGGCCAATAATCCTAGCTTGGCGTGGTCGGTTAGCTGTTCTAAGCATAGCGACAAGGGCGGAGTGAGATGCCCAACTTTTGAACTGCCTCGTCCGGAGCGACAGGCTTGGGGGATGCGGTGGCGGCGACAATCAAGTCAATTCATATCGAGAACTTTCGATCAATTAAATCAATCGACGCGGATCTCGCGCAACTGGCGATCTTTGTCGGCAAGAACGATTGTGGAAAATCCAATATCCTGAGAGCACTCAATCTCTTCTTCAACGACGAGACGAATCCGGGTGTCGAGTTTTCCTTCAGTGAGGACTACAATTTCTTTGCGCCAGTGCGGGTGCGGAAGGCGAAAGAAATTGTAGTCCGGTTGGAGATTGCGTTGCCGGCTACCTACCACGCAACAAATGGCCATGTAATTATTTGGACAAAACGCTGGCGTGAGGATGGTCTGTGGAGCGAAGAGTATGATTATTATGGCCAACGCATCAAGAAAGGTAAGCGTGGCCAAGAGGTCCGTGAGGATGTCAAAATCTCAGAAAAATCGAACGTACATGCGCTCCTTCGCAAGATAGAATTTGAGTATGTTCCCGCCATCAAGGATTCCGAATACTTCGATGACCTTCGCGGCAGAATTTACGGAATCATATCGGAGGTCGCTGCTCGCTCTTTCCACGAATCCAGCACAGCTTTCGAGCAGTCGATCGGTGAACACCTCAATGAGCTGACCGCCAGCATCTCGGCTTCACTGGGTATCGACACCCGCTTGGCATTGCCGAGAGACCTCTATCATATATTCGAGCGGCTCGATTTTCTGAGCGGTGAAAAGGCCGTGTCCCTGAACAATCGTGGTGACGGCATCAAGGCTCGTCACATCCCGTTGATCCTTCGTTTTATGGCAGAGAAGAAGGCCGCGCTGTTGAGGCGTGGTGGGCAGCCAATCAGCAGCGTTTGGGCGTACGAAGAGCCCGAAAACAATCTTGAAATCGGCAGTGCTGTCCAGCTCGCAGATGAATTAAATGCCCTGGCGAAATCTGGGACAGCACAGATTTTACTTACAACTCATTCGCCGGCATTTTACGATCTTGGTCAGCAAGATAAGAAGATCGCTTTGCACTTCGTGACGCGCACGAGAGATGTTGATGGCACCGTCACTAAGACCGACGCGAAAGGCATCGATGAAAGCTTGGGCACTCTGGCGATGCTGGGGCCACGAATCACTGAGTTGGTTGCGCAAGTTCGACAGCAAGAGGAAGCGAAGGCCACAGCTGCCCGGCTGGCTCAGGAGAACTGCTCAAGGATTTTTGTCGAAGGCGAAAGCGATAAGCTAATTCTTCAAAGAGCGCTCGAGGTGTTTTTTCCGAACGCAGTAGACAAAGTGCGTTTCGAGACAAAGCGAGACGGTGCCGGGCACACCTATGTGATCGACATGTTGGTTGGTTGGCGTTCGCAACATAAACATCATCCTGATAGACCCAAGGCAATAGGCATTGTTGATGGTGACGCTATGCACGCAAAGAAAGAGTTCAACAAGCAGCCTGAAAATACGAAATCAGCAAAGTGTCTAGTTTACCCTGCACCAGCCAACCTTACTGCGGCTCGGGCTGCTCATTTTGACATCTATGCGTCCTTGGAGACGCTATATCCGGCAGATATCTGGACTGAAGCACGCGATCGGAACTGTCTGACCAGTCGCGATCCCGCTAAGGTGTGTCACCCGCAACTGGTAAGCAGGATTCTGCGTGGCGAGACAACCCTTGAAGCCGAACTTGCCGCAGATTGGGCTTATCTGGTAAAAGAAGACTTCGCGTCGGAATATAAGATTTCGACCGCTAGGCGCCTTTGTCAGCAAAACGACGAGATATGTCGGGAGACACTGGCTAACTTTGAGCCTGTACTGCGCGAAGCGCTCAGTTTTCTTGGTGTTGTATAGCGTGCTGTACTACCCCCTGAGCGTACGCCGTATCATCGAAGCGACCTTATATGTTCATGCAGGTTGTCGTGGCCCTTGAAACATAGTCCATGTTCTTGCTTTGTTTCGATCATGACGCGCCGCAGCACACCTCAAGCCAAAATCGATGATTCGGCCTTCCCGGTCCGGGTGCTGATTTGCGTGCCGGAGATGGGCTTTGGCCGACGGTCCGACGCGCTGCATGAGTGGCTGGCGACGCGGATCGGCCGAGGCAACTATGCCTGGCATGGCGGTGGGCGCGGCGGCACGCGGGACCGGATCGCGCTTTACTTCCGTGAGCCGGATGCGGCCAGCGCCTGCCTGACCGCCTTTCCGGATCTGGAACTGGCTGACAGAACATGCCTGCCGAGCTACAGTTCACCCTATCTGCCCTTTGGCCGTTCCGAGGACGACGATACCGTGTGCAACCTTTACAATCAGACCACCACGCAGGAGGCGATGCGCCAGCTTTTCAAGGGTCTGACCATGACCGACCGCGCGGGCAATGTCGCACCGGGCAAGGTCTATCCCGATCAGTTGGCACCGATCATCCGCCATGATGGTGCTTCGCTGGAATTGGTGAAGGCGCGGTGGGGGATGCCATCGCCGCCCTCGGTTTTGAAGACCCAGCGGGATCCGGGCGTTACCAATGTCCGCAACCTGACCTCACCGCATTGGCGGCGCTGGCTGGGCCCGGCGCATCGCTGCCTGGTGCCGGTCACAGCCTTTGCCGAACCGATCAAGGGCGGCAATCAGTGGTTCGCGCCGTCGGAAGCAGAAACGCCGATGTTCTTCGCCGGCATCGAGGTCAGGGGCTGGAAGTCGGTCCGGAAGGTGAAGGATGGCGAGACCACCGACGATCTCTATGCCTTTCTGACCTGCGCGCCCAATGCCGAGGTCAAAACGGTGCATCCGAACGCCATGCCGGTCCTCCTGACCGATCCCCGGGATTGGGAGACGTGGCTTTCGGCACCAATCGAAATCGCCGGCAAGCTGCAACGCCCGATGCCGGATGGCACATTGGCGCTGGTGGATGCCCCGGCCGAGGCGTCGTGACACCGGCGATCAGCCAGCGCACGCCTGAGCCTGCGCCCGCATGACGGCATAATCCGCCATCATCCCGACCAGCGCGGCATCCTCGGGCAGCGCCTCCAGCTCCGCCGCCGCCTTGTCGCGCGTGGCCTGATCGTAACCCACGACCGGCGGGCAGGCCGCGCCGCCCGGATCAGAACCGCCCGTCGCGCAGGCGCTCAGCAAGCTCGTCGCGATGGCGAGAGCGGTTGCTGGCTGCCTCCAGCATGCGGCGTTGGATGTCATTCTGGCGCTCCATCTGGTTCAGGCGTTCGGCATGACGACCGGCGGTTTCACCGGCCCGCCGAAGGTTGAGGGCGAAAAGAAGGACCGCGCCGATCAGCGTAATCCCGATGGCCAGCCGCCGCGCCCAGCGCGACGCCATCAGCGCGGCAAGGGCGCACATCACCGCCGCCCTCGGTTCCAGTCGTCGAGCCGGGCCCAGACGGTCAGGCCGATCCCGGCCAGTGCCAGGGCGATGAAGGCCCAGCGCAGGGTGTCGAGATAGGGGATCAGCGGCTGTATCGCCGATTGCGCATCGCTGAGCGTGTCCTGCGCGAGTTCGATGCCCGCTGCGCCGACGGTTGCCAGTCCTGCCGCCCCGCTGCCCTTCATCGTGCGGCTGTCCGCCAGATGTTCCCGCGCGGGTGGCTGGTCCTCTGCAAAGGGGATGACGCGGGTGGGAAACGGCTCGCCCCAGCGCCGGGCCGGGCCGAGATCGATATGCATGAAGCCGGATCGGGGATAGGTGCCAAAGCCGAGAAAGTTCTCGGTTCGCGCGGCCTTCTCGAAGACCGCCGGATCGTGATTGGCCATGGAGATGTCGAAGGCCGTGCCCTCAAGGTGCTTGGAGCGTTTGGCGCCTCGCACCCGGGCATTGTGCTCGGGGCTGCGATAGGCCGAGTTCACGATCAGCGGCTTGCCGAGACGGCTGCGCAGCGCCTGCAGCCGGTCGAGGGCCGCCTCATGGATCAGGATCGCTCCGGTGCCGCGACAGGCAATCTCGGCGGGCGAGAAGTTCGGCCAGCGCCAGCTGTCTTTCGGCACGTCGCGCCAATGGCGATAGAAGCGGGTGGTCATGAGGATCCTCCGGATATGAAAAGGGCCCGCCGGGATGGCGGGCCATGGGGTGAATGGGGTTGTGGGGGGTGCGGCGGCGATTACCGTCCAGCGGCTCAGCCGCCCTCGCCGAAGAGCTTGAGCTTCAGGGCGAGTCCGGCCAGCAGTGTCAGGATCAGCCCTGCCGTCAGTATGCGAATGACGGTCTGGGCAGCGGTGCGGCGCATCAGGCGGATGCCCTCCAGCAGTGCGCGCAGGTCGCGGATATCGAGGGCGGCTTCCCTGCCATCGAGCCCGACATCGACAAGGGCGCGTCTTGCGCCTTCCTGCGCCGCCCGGGCCAGCAGCTCCTCGAATTCGCTCTCGCTCATCTGCAGCATGTCATCGAGACGTTTGGGTGTCATCCGATCTTCGCTCCCCAGAAAGTGGTGTGATTGGCGGCGAAATACCCATCCGCCGCGCGAAAGCTGCCCTGCAGCGTCACGGTATCGCCCGCGTCCAGCGCGACCATGGTCTGCAGCCAGAGGGCGGTCGCCTCGGATACATGCGCACCGGAAACCTCGCCGAACGAGCCCCGGATTTCCGTGGATCCGTTCAGGACCAGCCGCCCGCGCATCCGGGCGTTGCCGCTGGCATTGATCTTGAAGAACAGCGAGGCGCCGAGGAGATAGGTTCCCGCGACCGGCGCCACGAAGCGGTTGGTGCCCGCGTCAAAGCAGCCCTGATCATTGTATTCGGCGACATTGATGCCGAGGGTGGTCCAGGTATCGGTGCCGACGTAATTGTCGTAATTCGTATAAGCCTTGAAGCGCGGCAGGTTCGGCTGGTCGGCAATGCCCGTCGCCGGATCGACGCCCAGCGCATCGCGGAAACTGGACCCGTCGGGCGAAACCGCGATGCGCAGCTTGTCCGATCCGAACATCCCGATCAGCGCCCGGGTGGAAAACCCGGTCTGCAGGATCAGCCCGGCATCGTCCGTACCCGTTTCCCGGTTCAGGGTCTGGGTCAGATCGCCGCTGCCGCCATCGGCCGCATAGAGGGCTGTCCAGAGGGCGCTGTTCAGCTTGGCCGAAAAGGGGGAACCCGCGCTGGCTTCCATGCCAATACCAAGCCGTGTCAGATCGTCGAAGGCGGTCGGGACCATCGGCTGCCAGCCCGCGCCATGCCGGACCAGCAGGACCGCCTCACCCTCGACCCATGCCCGCCAGCCCGCGCGCGGCGGCAGGCGCAGCCAGGCACCCTCGGTCCAGAGGGCCACGTTCAGATCCCAGCCCGCCCAGCCGCCGGTCGCGCCCGAGGCGACGATATAGCGATCGCCATCTGAAGGCGTGGCGGGTGGCGCGGTCAGGCCCCGGCTTTTGACCGAAAGCTGGACCAGCCCGTCCAGCAGACGCAGGGCCTCGTTATGGGTGATATGTTTCTGCGCCTGCGCCGCCATCAGATAGGGCAGCAGCAGGTTCGTCGTGCTGTCGGACATGCGTATGTCTCTCTTCAGGATCAGAGGTGGAGGGTTGTCGTTCGTGCCGTGCCGCGCCCGATACGGGCAGAGAACTGACAGATGCGGATGGTCAGGCTGTCGGCCGGCGCCAGCAACGCGCCCCAATCGGCGATCTGCTGGGCACTGGTGTAGAGGGCCGAGGACGCATTGCTCGTCAGCGTGCGTTTGACGGCCGCACCGTCCATGATCCGGACCTCGTAGCTTTCCTGTTCTTCCGCCATGGGCACCTCCATGCCCTGCCAGCTATCGGCGGCGAGGGCACGGGAGCGCCGTGTCCAGCGGATCGTCAGATCGCCAGGGCTATGCGGCTGGCGCCAGGGCTGGGTGACATGGACCGGCGAGAACGGCCGCAGTCCTTCGCCCTCGGGTGCGAAGCTGATGGCGGTGAAGGTGTCGCTGCTGACCGGATGGCGGGCGGGACCGATGCGCCAGTTGAAGGGTATGTCGAGATGGGCTTTCGGGATCGGCAGCGGCGTCAGGGCCTCGTTCAGCATCACCACCCGCGCCCCGGCCGGGGTGGGATTGCCCATGGCCTGTTCGGTGCCACGTTGTCCGCGCAGGAGTCGTTTCAGACGATATCGGCCCGGCGCGATCAGCTCGGCACTTCCAGCCTGGACAATCTCCCAGCGCCCCGGGGCGGATTCCACGACCAGCGCGTTGGCACCGCCAAACAGCGCCAGATCGCTAACACTTTCCAGCTGGCCGCTCGCCAGATCGAGGATCAGGACATTGCCGAAATCGAAACGCGATGTTGGACCGGGCCAGAGGTCGGTGGCGAGACGGCCGAGATTCGCACGGCGGCGCACGGTGGCGACTAGTTCGAACCCGTCATTGCCCGCGCTGCGATACACTGCCAGCGCGCCGGGCCATGGTTTTGCGGTGGCGGCGATCAGCGGCTGATGCGCGGGGATGTCGTCGTGCAGCTGCGGCAGATCGAGCAGGATGACCTCCGGCGGCCCGAAGGTCACGGCGCGGGGCAGTTTTGCCGGGCGTTCGGCGCCGGGCGGCAGGTCATAGGCCTCGCGGTCCTGCCGCACAGCCTCGATGCCGCGTGCTTCGGCATCGGCCACGGCCGTCAGGCGGAACTGCTGCACCCGGCCATGGTGGGTCAGCGCAATCACATCCGCCGGGTCCAGCGCCAGCCGTGAGGGCGGAAGGCGAAACACGGCGCTTTCGCGGCCCGCCCAGGCCTCCTGCAGGGCGCGACGGCAGCGGCGTTCGGCCTCTTCCGGCGGCACCGCCATCGGAAAACTTTCCGAGGCGATGCGGCTGGTATCCACGGTAATGCGCGCGGCCTCGACCAGAGCGGCATCGTAATCCTCGTCGGCCCGGGCCACCTGCCACTTCAGCGCCTGTGGCAGCTCCGTCTCTTGGGCGCGAGTTAGCTCGATGGGTTCGCCGTCCGAATTACCCGCGACCAGATCGTCATGGGCGATGGTGGCAACCGGTGCCCGGCCGCGCATCACAAATCGGATGACGCCCTCGCTCTCGACCGCGTCAAACCCGAAGTGCCGCGCCAGCGTGGTGATAGAGGCGCGGGGGCTTTCGAGGGCTGTGATGGCGTAGCCCTCGGCCGCGCCCCAGAGGCCGGAGACATCGATGCGGCTTTCCGGCAGTCCGGCGCGCCCGCAGAGATGGCGGACGAGGGCCGCGAGCGAGACCGCGCCCAGCCGCCCGGTCAGCCAGTGCCCTAGCCGCCAATTGGCGCCATCGGTCCAGACGTCGCTGAGGGCCGGAAAGAAGGGATAGGGGCGGGCATCCCAGGTCCATGCCGCGCATTCCGAGACCTCGACCATGCGCTGGCCGGTGATCGCGGAGACCGGGTTGTTCGCTGGTTTGCCCCAATGGAGATAGGACGCCTCCAGATAGGCGCGCTGGATGGCATCGTCGCGCCAGCCGCGCGAGAAATAGGGCGCGAAGCTCTCCGACGACTTCGGATCGTAGAAGACATTCGGCTGGTTGGTGCCGCGGTCGATGGCCGGGCAGCCGAGTTCGGTGAAGCGGATCGGCTTTGACTGCGGCACCCACGGCGTCGGTGTCGCGGCCTCGACGCCGCCCGGCCGGTCGAAATGCCGGTTCGACCACCATGAGCGCAGATCTTTGGGCCGGAAGACCCATGGCTTTCCGTGGGCACCATCGGTGATCGGGGTGCGGACCTGCGCCGCGCGGTCGGCCTCGGAGGCATAGAACCAATCGAACCCTTCGCCGCCCGCGATATTGGACTGCAGATAGGTCCGGTCATGAATGGCAGGCCAGCCAGCTTGGGCGTCCAGATGATCGAAGCCGTCGCGCCAGTCGGAGAGCGGCAGGTAATTGTCGATGCCGATGAAATCGACGTTCTGGTCGGCCCAGAGCGGGTCCAGATGGAAATGGACATCCCCGCTGCCGTCGCCCGGCTGATGCCCGAAATATTCCGACCAGTCGGCGGCGTAGCTGATCTTCGGGCCCGGCCCGAGGATGGCGCAGACATCAGCGGCCAGCGCCTGGAAGGCAGCGACGGCCGGATAGCTGTTCAATTCCGAACGGATCGTGGTCAGTCCACGCATCTCTGAACCGATCAGGAAGGCATCGACCCCGCCCGCCACCGCGCAGAGATGGGCGTAATGCAGCACCATGCGCCGCAGACCATGGTCGCTCGGGTCGCCTGTCCATCGGACATCATCACCGGTAATGGTAAAGTCGCCCGCGCTGGCACTGCCGAAGAAGGCATCAACCTGATCTCCGGCCGTCGCCGTCTTGTCGGCGCTGCCTGCCTGACCGGCGGCGGGCGAACAGGTGATCCGTCCACGCCAGGGGAATGCGGGCTGACCCGTCCCGGCGGCGTTGTCCGAATAGGGGTCCGGCAGAGTGTTGCCCGGCGGGATATCCATCAGGATGAAGGGATAGAAGGTCACCCGCAGCCCGCGCGCCTTCATCTCCCGAATTGCCTGCACCACCGCGAAATCCGCCGGCGTGCCGCCATAGACGGGACGATCCTGACCATCGCGGCTGACGAGATGGGCATCGGCCCGGCTGACGCCATTCACGGACCATGTCCAGGGGCTGCTCAACTTCTCGGCGACCTCGACGCCGGGCCGGATGGCGCAATGGCTGCAGCGCAGATCATCGCCGAACCAGGCCACGACCAGACTGACGCTTTCGACCTTCGGCGCCATGGCCTGCAGCCGGTCCAGCGCCACGATCATGTCCGGGCTGCCGGGCATGGCGTTCAGGTTCTCGGTAGAGGTCGTGCCGCCGGTACTGTGGCCGAAGACATTGGTTTTGGCGCCCGTGGTCTTGCGCACCGGCTCGGTGGCATAGGTGAACTCGCCCGAGGCCGGGATCAGCGTCACGGCACGGGTCAGCCCCTCGGCGGTATCCGGATCGGCCAGCGGCCGGAAGACCTCGAAGCTCAGCTGCGGCAGGCGGTTGCCGTAATCGTTCAGCGGCAGATCTTCGAAGACGACATAGGCGGTGCCGCGATATGCGGGCGTGGCCTCTGGGCCCATCGTGGCGGCGATGAATGGATCGGGCTGTTGCGTCTCGCTGCCTGGGTACCAGCGCCAGGTAAGTCCCGAGGTGTCGAGCGGCTTGCCATCGGCCCAGATCCGCCCGATGCCGGTAATCTCGCCTTCACATAAGGCGACCGCGAAGGATGCATAATAGAGATATTCCGTGGTCTCGACCTTCGGTCCGCCACCCTTGCCGCCGCCCTGACGGCTGGTGCGGGTCTCCTCGCGGAAATCCGTGGCCCAGACGATATTCCCGCCCATGCGCATGCGGCCGAAGATGCGCGGGATCACTGCGCCCTCGGTCGAGGCGGTGATGCGCAGATTGTCGAGCCGCGCGCCTTCGATTCGTTGGGCCGGGGCCAGCGAGGAGACGATCCAGCTGTCCACGGCCGCGCCTATGGTGGAGCCGATCATGCCGCCGATGGCAGCACCGGAAAATCCGAGGATCGCGCCGCCGAAGCCGCCGCCAATCGTAGCGCCGACCGAGGCCAATACCAATGTTGCCATGAAAAAGTCTCAAATGCTGGGGAAGAGGAAGGCAAAAGCGATGCGGCGGCGCCAAGAAGGCGTCAGAGGTTCTTCGATCACACCAAGCCGCTCATAGGCGTGGATGAAACGGTCGGGCGCGGTGAGAATTCCGACGTGCTTGGCGATGGCATCCGTTCTCATGCGGAAGAGGACCAGTGCACCCTGCCCGGCATCCGCGACGGATAACTCGATCATCATCCGCCGCGCGCCCTCGGCCAAGACTTCGCGGGTGCCCGTCTCGCCCCAATCGCGGCTATAGGGCGGGATCGGAAAAGGCTCGTCGCCCACGACCTCGCGCCAGACGCCGCGCGCCAGCCCGAGGCAATCGCATCCGACGCCCCGGAGGCTCGCCTGATCGTGATAGGGCGTTCCAAGCCAGCCGCGCGCGGTGGCGATGATGCGGTCCGGAGCCCCATCGGTTTGCGACCGGGTCACAGCACACCGCCATCGTGGCGACCGTCCGATGAGGCATAGCGCAGAATGGTGTCCTGACCGGGAATATGCGGGAAGCCCCGGAAGTTCGCCACATTCCCGAACTTCTGGCCGCAAGTGGCGATGCGCTTGTCGCAGCCCGCCCGGATCGTGAAGCCGTCCCCCGCGCCGATGGGGCGGATCGGCGCTTCCAGCAATGTTAGCACCGCAATCCCATCGCTGCGGTCATGGGCCAGCACCTCCGCGCGGCGACCGGCATTGGGCCCGGATGTCCATGTGAGCGTGCCGAAGCGGAACCAGCCGGGTGCGAACCCACCGAGTCCGGAGGCGGTGAACGCCCGGTCGCGCAGGCTGTCGATGACGGTCCCCGCGCCGCGAAAAGCCGGATCCTCCAGATCGTGACAGCAGCGCGCATCGCCCAGCGCGGCGTCGCAGCTGGCCTGAAAGGTCCGCCCGACGGTTTGGCCGAGGAGTTGCGACATCGACCGGACCTCGGCCACAAAGGCATGGCGCCCGCGCCTTATCTGGCCGATGGCGCCGCGCCGCATCAGCACCCTTTCCGATGGCGCCTGCCAGTTGACCCGCCAGAGTTCCACTTCGGCATTGTCCCAGCGCCCGTCCAGAATATCGGCCTCGGTGATCCGGTCCGAGCGCAACGCGCCTGCCGCATCCTGCGCATCGACCGAAAGGTCCGCGCCCGACCTGATCTCGCTGGCCGTCAGCCCGCTTTCCGGTTCGAACTCCGTGCCGTCGAACATCAGCACCCGGTCGTGATCGGTGAAGCCGAAAGCTGTGCCATCGGCGCGGGTGATGCGCCAGCACCAGGCCAGTGTCGTGGTGCCGCTGTCGAGATGGGTCTGCAATGCGGGCAGGATGTTCTTCATCGCCGGATCTCCAGCAGCGGAATGGAGGTGATCGATCCCAGCCGCTCGATATCCAGCGTGACGTCCAGCACGTCGCTGTCGAAGCGGACCAGCACGTCGAATTCGAACCCGGCGGTGATGGCGATGCCGGTGGCGGGCGCGGTCTCGAAGCTGATCAGGCCTGTCTTGTGATCGACCGACCAGCCGCCAGCTTGTGGCACGCCATTCACGGCGATCTGGACGGTGCCCGCGACCGGCTTGCTGATCGTTCGCGTCCAGGACTGGCCGCCAGAGGCGTAGCGCTTTGCCAGCTGGAACGCGGTCGCGACGCCATCGCCGGTGCCGATCTGCTGATCCATCGGCGACGGAGTCTGCGACGGCAGGCAGGACCGATGATCCGCCCAGTCCTTGAACCGGAAGCCGTAAAGCCTGCCGTTCCGCGCCTCGAAAAAGGCCACCACCACCGCCAGATCGTCGGCGCGGCGGATGCCGTAGCTGACATCGTAGCGGCGGCGCGAATTGGCCCAGCTGGCATTGCGCTCCTCGTCGCCGCTTGCCAGTTCGACGATCTGGGTGCGCCGTTCCGGTCCGCCCCGCGCGCCGCGGCTGATCGTGTCCGGAAACCGGACTTCGTGGAATGCCATGTTCTGATCTCTTTCTTACAATCCGCGCCGGCCGAGCGAGACGGCACGGGCGATATCGGCGGCGATCTGGGTGCGGGACTGCCGGAAGCTCTCGGCGTCGCGCGCATGGATGTTGACTGTGACGCCCTTGCCGTGATCCTGCGCCTCGCGGCGCGAGAGCACACGCTCGCCGCGCTGGAGGATCGCGGGCACCTCGTCATGGCGCAGCCCGACCATGCCGCCAGCATGCATGCGTGGCGCGCCCGCAAAGGCGAGTGCCGGAACCATGCGGCCAGCACCTGTGGCACCGACCATTCCGCCCGTATGCATGATGCTGGCGAAAATCCCGCCCGCGCCGCCCAGCGCACTCGAAAGCGCATTGGCAATCGGCCCGAGCAGGAAACGCCGCGCGGCCAGCTTCGAGAGATCGGCCAGCAGCGAGGTCACCAGATCGCGGAAATCGAGTTCGCCGGTCTTCACGAATTCCCCAACGGCGTTCTCGGCGCTCTGGAATGCGCCCACCAGCGCCTGTCCGATATCGGCGCCGATATCCTTTGCCTTCTTCGCGTAGTCCGACAGCGCCTCTGTCACGGCCTTCCAGCCGGTCGCCGTGGCCTCGGTCGCGGGCTTGGCCTCTTCCGCCGCTTCCTTGCCAGCGGCCCCGGCATCCTTTGCCGCTGCGCCCGCGCCGCTGGCAGCCGTTTCGACCCCGCCCAGCGCATCCTCGTAATGCCCGGCGGCTTCCGTCGCCACGTCCAGCGCCGCGCCACCGGCATCATCCTCGCCGCCCGACATCGCGGCACGCAGCGCATCCATCGCCCGACCGACGCCATCGAAGGCCGAGGCTCGGCTGGAACTGGCACGGTCGCGATAGCGCCCCGCCATATGCGCCGAATTGCTGGCCGCATGTTCCAGCATCGAGGCACGGCCTAGCGCCTCGAACACGTCGATGCGGGTATCGGAGCCGATTTCTTCGGCCACCTTGTTGAAGGTGGGCGCGATCATCCCCAGAAAATCCGCCCATTTCCCGGCGAGGAAGGCCATCAGCCGGGTCCAGATCGCTTCGATCTCGGATTGCATGGCCCGGAAATCATCGGCGAAGGACATGACCGTGACCTTGATCCCCTCCCAGACGGCCTTGGCCACATCGCCCATCAGCGCCATGGCATTGCCAAAGCCGCCCGCGCCGTTGACCAGCTTCGTGAACTGATAGACCAGTTCCCCGGCGCCGACGATCAATGCGCCGATGCCGGTGCGGATCAGCGCCCCGCGCAGCACCACCAGTGCTGTGGCGAGGCCCCGGACGGAGAGTGCCGCTGCCGCCAGCCCTGCGACCCAGCGGCCGGCCATGAAACCCGCGAAGCTGGCCGCATAGGTGGACAGACGTCCGATCTGGTCGAAGATCCCGGAGATCGCCATGCCGAGCGGGCCGGTGCGGCTGGCCAGCGCCGCCATTGCGTCGGCGACGGCTTCCAACGCAGGTGCGGCGGCCACCGCCAGCTGGTTCGACAACCCGCGCCAGACCAGGCCCAGCCGCGAGATGGCGTCATTCGTGCGCTCGATCCGGTCGGCATCCTGCTCGGAAACCACGACCCCGAAAGCCCGGACATCCTCAGTCGCCTGCCGCAAACTGGCGGTGTCAATGCGCGACATGGCGATGGAGCCTTCTTCGCCAAACAACTGCCCCGCCACGGCTGCACGTTGCGCGACCGGCACGAACTCGGCAATGGCGGCATTGATCGCGCCGACGCGCTGATCCAGCGGAAGGGCCAGCAGGTCAGCGCCCGTCAGACCCAGCCGCGCCAGCGCGTCCGCCGCCGGACCTCCGCCCGCTGCCGCCTGGCTCAGCCGCCGGGTCAGATCCTTGGTTGCCTGTTCGATCCCGGACATCGACACACCTGCCAGTTCTCCTGCCCGCTCCAGCGTCTGGATCGAGGCGACTGTGGTGCGGAGGGATTGCGCGAGCTTGGCCTGCGCATCCACCGTCTGGAGTCCGGCCCGGACCATGGCGATCCCGGCCGCAGTGGCGGCGGCGACCGCAGCGGCTGCTGCCACACCGACTTTGCGGGTGAACCCGGCCATACGGGCATTCGCCGCCTCCATATCGCGTGAGAGCCGCCCGAAGCCGCGCGATCCGGCCTCGCCGACACCTTCCAGCTCGGCGCGCACCTGTCGTCCGCCCACTGCCGCAAGGCGGACGCTGACGCGTTTTTCTGCCATCTCATCGTTCCATCTGTTCGTTCATCTTGCGCACCATCACCGCCTCGATGATGGGCAGCAGTTCGGCGGCTGCCGGGGCTGGAATGCCCAGCGCCGCTGCCAGCCCCAGCGCCGCGTTCAGATCCCAGCCGACCACTGCGCCCGGCAGCACCCGCAGCTGACCGCCAAGCCGCCCGACCAGATCCCAGATCTGCCAGCCCTCGAAGGTCAGCGGCTGGTTCAGCCGCGACGGGCAGTCTTCGCAGCTTTGCGTGCAGGCCGCGCAGTAGCTGTCGCCCCCGCCGAAAGACCATTCGGCGAGGGCGCGGAGACGTTTTTTTCCTGTTCCAGCAGCAGACCCTTCGAGACATAGACCAGCTGGAAAGCCTCGAAGATCGGCCAGATATCCAGAAGCGCGTCGATGGCATCCGGGCTGGGGGCAATGGCATTCCCCTCGGCGTCGCCGACACCCTCCCAGTCCAGCACCGCGCGCCGGGCCAGCGCCTTGGCGAAGATCAGGGCGCGGGTCTCGTCGATGGTCCCGTCCGGCACTGCTTCGACATCCGGATCGCTACGGGTGGCGACCATCAGCGCGGTGGTCAGCGGGCGCAGCTGCACGCGGACGCCGGGCGCCAGCGCGTGCCAGCGCGGTTCGTTGGTCAGGTCGAGTGTCAGCATCAGTATTCCTCGCGGTCGTTGATCAGGGTGGCGGTGCACATGCGGCCCAGCGCACTGTCGCGCGCGGCCTGCCAGTCGAAGGTTGCCTGCACGCCCTGCGGACCGGAAATCTCGATCCGGGGGCGGGGCAGATAGACAGCATGCACGGTGAAGCTGAAGCTCTCTCCCGAGGGCAGGGCATAGGAGAAATCCAACTCGCAGGGTTCGCCATTGATGGCTTGGCTCACCAGCGTGCTGTCCGAGAACCGGACCTCAATCGAGCCGGTCAGGGCCGCAATGGACGGATCGGCACCATCGATGCGGCCATCGGCGCGGATGGTCTCGATCCGGTCGAGATTGTTGGCATAGCTGATCTGGGCCGAGACAACATTGCCCAATGCCGCGCCGTTGCGGGTGATCGCGCCGTTGAAATGGCCGAAGCGCTTCAGGTCGATGGGGGTAGGGGTTCCGGCATTGCTGACGGTCCCGACCGTCTCGCCCTGCGCGACCAGGCGCGTGGTCGCGGTCAGAAGACCGGAGCGCTGCATCTGCCAGCTAAGCTGGTCCAGCACGCAGCCCGAATAGATCGCATAGCGCGGCACCTCGGGCATGCCGGTCTCGATGGTAAGGCTGGGAAGCGTCCAGGCGCCCGAGCGGAACTCATGCGTCCAGGGCCCGGTGCCGGTGGTGACCGGGTCTCCAAACGCCGCCTTCAGCCAGAAGCCGAACGCTTCGGCATCGATCGGCAGGACGACATCGCCGTCGGCCGTCACCGCATCCTTGATCGGCGGCAGCGGATCGCGGTCATAGCCCAGCAGTTCGGAATTCAGCAGCGGTTGCTCCGCGCCGAGCGTGGTGCTGGCAAACGGCATTTTGGTAAAGCCGCCAATCGGCGGCGTGCCATAGACGGTCTCGAACGCAAGCGCCATCTGCGCCCGCGCCCCCTGGGCTCGTGCCATGAAATGTCCTTTCGGTCGGTGTCAGGTTAAGGTGATTTGCGGCGCGCGGTTGCGGGTCCGGGCGCTGCGCCGCAGAATGGGCCGGTGGTGGGATACGGTTTGTGAGAGGTGCGATGGTGGTGTTGGGATTGCTTCGAGGCGCAGGTTGGTTGTTTGGAAAGCGGGCGCCCCTCGCGGTCATAGTGGCCATGGTTCTGACGGGATGTGTGCCGTCCGAGGTTGCGGCACCCGCGACGCCATCACGGTTCGATTTTGCCGGGCAGGTGACCCGGGTTGTCGATGGCGACACCTTCTGGATCAACGGGCAACGCACCCGCATCCGGGTCTGGGGGCTCGACGCACCGGAGATCGGCCGGGCGGGCGGGTCGACCGCGACGGCGCAACTGGCGGGCCTCGTCTCCGGGCGGTCTGTTCAGTGCCGGATGCGCGATGTCGACCGCTACGGGCGCATCGTCGGGCAATGCTGGTTGCCGGACGGTCGCGACATCGCGGCGACGATGATCGCCAGTGGCACCGCGCGGGAATATTGCCGTTTCTCGGGCAACTATTACGGCACCTGCTGAGCGCCGTTCACGCCAACGGGTCTGCGGTCGTGTAGTGTAGCATCACAGGAATCACCGCTGCCTTCAGGCTCGCCGCGCCCTCGACAGGAAGATCGACCGGTCGGGGCGCTTCAGCCTCGACCCAGTCGCAGAGCCCGCCCAGCGTCCGGTCGGCGGCGATTGCCGCGCCGATGCTGGCGCAGAGGGCGTCGAAAGCGGCATCACGGCCGGTGCCCTGAACCATCGCCTCGATCTCGGTGCGGTGCTGATAGTGATAGCTCAGAGGGGACAGTGTCACCTCGGGCTCGCCCGGATCACCATCGCGCAGGATCAGAAGGCCATCAGCCGGGAGGCGTTCGGGTAGGACATCGCCGCGCAGGGCGGTGGCGGGAAGCGCCGAGAGCCGCGCGTGCAGCGCGGCGAGGATGGTTTCGCGTGGGGTGGGCATGTATTATCTCTTGGCATGCATTCTGCGGAGGTGATTCATGGATGTTTCAGTAGTCATAGTTGAGCAACTCGACTTGGGAGGCGAGCTTCGTTCCTTCCAGATGAAGGCAGGCTCTGGTGACCACGTTACCGTGGCATTCGCAGATGAGTATGACGAGCCTCGATCTGGACCATTTCATTTTTTGGATAGGAAGCAGGAAAGAGCATTTTCGGAAGGCTTCGCTGAATGCTCAGCGCGAAAACTAACCGCCAGCCGCTACAGGGTCACAGAGCGAGGGTACGAGTTTAATACTTCGTGGCGCGGAGTTCTGACCGAACGAGGTCGACTAAGTTATTACGCAGTTTCACTTCCAGAGCATGCTATCCCTGTAAGTGTCCGCTTCTTCGATCTTAGATCCGGACGAGAATACCAAAAATCAGTGAACAGAGATGATCAGCGGAAACGTTTTGTGCTCTACCTCGAGTGCAGGTCATCGCATGGATCGTTCGATTTCGGTCTTGAAGTTCGTTTTGTAGTATCCGCAGAAGATTTTTATGCAGCTCAATACGTGGACGAAAGTACAACGGGCTACGGCGCACACCCTGATGCCTATGAATACCTGCTGAGAGACGGCCAACAACACGTTGTCCAACAATTCTTCATGGAGTCAATGAACATGGGCGATCATTACCAAACGGGCCAGGCGGGCGCTGTTGGACCGAATTCGCGCGCTGAGAACAACACCTTCCAGCAAATATGGAACCAAAGGTCATCCGATGTAGACCTGCCGCAATTAGCTGAAGAATTGCGGCAGCTCAGGATGGCCCTTAAGGCGGAAGGCACAACAATCGAGCACGATAAAGCAATAGCTTCGGTCGCAGCAGCAGAAGAAGCCGCTCAGAAGAATGACGGGGCTGGCGCGTTGCGACACCTGCAGGCTGCTGGCAAATGGACCCTTGATGTTGCAACGAAGATTGGCACGTCGGTCGCGGCCAAAGCGATTACAAGCGCGATGGGCATCTAGTGAAGCCGCCCCTCCACCCACTTCCCGACGATCCTCCCCGGCACCCCATCCGCCGCCTTTTCCGCCTCCCTTGCCAGATCCATCCGCTTTGGCAGCCTGACCTGCGGCACCAGCAGGAAGATCGGCACGGTGGCACGTCCGCGCCCGGTCTTCGATCTGGATGCCACCGCGCGACCTTTCGTGTTCAGCCGCCCCTCGGCAACCAACAGGCTCGGCCCGCGCCTGCGATAGACAAAGCGCAGCGGCAACCCGGTGCGACGCTCCCATTCGCCGGGGGTGATGCGCCCGCCGCGCAGGGATTTCCCGGCGGCTTCGGTCGGAATCGCCAGCCAGAACCCATCGCGCGAGCGGATCAGCGGCCCGGCATTATGGGCGCTGATGATCACCGGGGCCTTCGACCAGACCAGCGCCGTCGCGTTCAGGCTCTCTCCGGCCTTCGGATAGATGGCGTTGCGGATCGAATTCGCCAGCCGCCGTCCCAGTCCTGCCCCGGTGATCTGCCCGCGCCATGCAGTTTTCAGGCCTGTGCCTGCCTCGCGCATGGCCCCGGTCACGGCCCTTTCGCCCGCCCTGATCTCGGCCTGCATCATGGCGACCAGATCGGGATCGATATCGAGTTTCAGCTTCATGCAGGCACCAGTTCCACGGTCCAGATCAGCCGGTCCCGGTCCCGGACCGGCTCGCCCTGAATGGCGAAGCTCTCCGCGCCGATGACGATCAGATCGCCGGGCCGGGGATCGGGGAGATCGCTGACCCGGATATCGGCAGTCAGGGTTTCTGAGAGGATCCGCGCCGATCCGAACTCGGCGATCCGATCCGGCGCGCGGCGGATGAGCCGGATCGGGCGTTCTTCGCTGGTCCCGGCTGCCATCCAGACGGCGGAGGTGCTCATGTCCGGATGGCCGAAGATGCGATCCATTGCGGCGCTGAAGGCGTTCATGATCGGTCAGTTCGATGTGTGCAGCCGGATCGCCAGCCGGGGCCGCTTGTTGACCGGCAGGATCGAGGCTTCGGTCATCAGATCGATCCAGCGGCCCTTAGGGTCGAGATGCTGGCGGGCATAGAGCGGCAGACCGATGGTATTGGCGGTTTCCAGCAGGTTGGCCGGACCGCCATAGGTGGTAAACGTGTCCATGGTGCCGGTCGGGAAGGCGATGCCTTCGTTTGCCGGAACCAGCCGCTCGGCGGCTTTCGTGGAAAGCGTCACAGCACCCGCATATTCCTCGAACAAAATCCCCGCGAAGGGGAAGTTGCGCCGCACATCCTGCCGGAGCGGCTGGGCCCCGGTCGCGGCATAGAACTTGTAGGCCTCCTCCGTCTTCGGATGCGCGATCAGCTTGTCGAAGAACTCGCGGCTGACGAGCGCGTGGACACCCGACATGCTTTCGCCCAGCAGACTGTCCTCGACGGCGCGCAGCACCTCGCGGACCTTGCCCTGAACGTTCGTGCCAGCGGTGCCCAGCACGAAGTCGACGCTGATCTGCGCGATGCCGAATTCGGTGAAGTAATTGTAGAGGGTGGTGCCCGCTCCGTCCTTTACGATGCCGCGCAGGGCGTTCATCTCCATATATTCGCGGGTCTGGGCATGCTTGCGGCGCATCAGCGTCAGCTTGCGGGTCATCACCGCGACCAGCGGATCGGCTTCGTCGCCTGCGCCGATGGCCGGTACGCCCTGTATATCGGCGGGCAGAATGACGTCGTCATGCGGTATCCAGGGCAGGGCAAAACTGCGCATGGCACGGCCTTCGCGCGAGCCGACCGTGGCCGGACCGCCCAGGGGCACCGAGGGCAAGAGGTTCAGCACGCCCTCGATCTGTTCGATGATGACGCTGCGCTGCGAGACGCCCTCGAAGCGGAAGAGGCCGAGTTCGCCGAGACGGGTGTAAAGGTTCGGCAGGATATTGATGGCCTGGGTCATCTCGGCCAGCGAATAGCCGCCGGAATCGAAGGGATTGCGGATAATGGTCATGGGGAAGCCTTGTCGGGAAGGAGGATAAGAAAGAAGGCGCCGCAGCCGCAGCCGCAGCCGCAGCCGCAGCCGCAGCCGGTCAGGCGCTGTCGCGGATGACGATGCCCAGCGCGGTCAGCTCGGTCTGCTTCAGGGCGATCTTGGCCGCGTCGTCGACGCTGCCATCGTAGAAGAGCGCGTCACGCGACAGGATCGCCGGTCCACGGGCAAGCAGAATGCCGGTGGCATCCGCAAGGCGCGTGTCGACCGGATAGAGCAGAATGCCGAGGGCGGTTTCTGCGCCATCGCTGCCGCCATGACTGGCGAAGGTGTATTGGCCGCTGACGGTAATGCGACCGAGAACCGCGCCAGCCGGGTATTCGGTGCCTGCGGCGAGAGTGACGGTCTCGCGGGTATAATTGGGGTTCAGCTCATATTTGAGCGCATCGCCCATGCTGGGCGGTTGGGTCAAGACGGGCATCTTGGTCTCCGGAAGGTGTCAGGCTGTCAGCGGCTGGCGCTGTCGGCGGATTTGCGGGCCGCAGCGACGAGCGGGCTCGGCTTGTTCGTGGGCGCGGGTGCGCTGGCCAGAATGCCGCTGGCATCGCTCTTGGCCGCGAGGCTGTCGAGGATCTGGCCGCGCAGGGCGTCTGGGTTCACCCCGCGCCGGACGGCATCGGCGGCGTCCAGGGTGACGCCGAGCTGTGCCGCCTGGGCGCAGATCGACGCCACTTCGGCGGCTTCAGCGCGGATGGCGTCGGCATCGGTCGGAGCGGCAGCCGGTGCGGTGCCGGGCGTGGACGGTTCCGCTGCCGGTTGCTCTTCCGTCGGCGCGGCGGTTGCACCGGGCACTGCCGCTTGCGGGTCTTGCTGGTCCGGTGTCCGGGCATCTTCATCCGTCTGATTGCTCATGATCATCTCCTTTTGGTTTCGGGGTGGTGAAAGGGTCTGGCGCGTCGGCGTTTGGCCGATCCGGACAGCCGGGCGGCTGAGACTGTCGGCAAAGGCGCGAAAGGCGGCGCGGGGATCGGCGACGGCATCGGCGAGACCGGCTTTGAGCGCCGCAGCGCCCCGGAAGATGGCAGCTTCGGTGGCCAGTGCCGCATCTTTGCCGAGCTTTGTCCCGCGCCCGGCGGCGACGGTCTCGGCGAAGAGGATGCGCAGATCCTCCAGCTCGGCCTGCAGCCGGTCGCGGATGCCATCAGGCAGGGCGGCATAGGGATTGGCATCGGCTTTTCTGGCCCCGGCATGGATCAGCGTTACTGCAACGCCTTTCTGGGCCAGCATGCCGGACATGTCGGTATGCATGGTGATGACGCCGATGCTGCCCGCCGCCCCAGTGCGGGGCAGGGTGATGCGGGTCGCCTGCGAGGCCAGCGCGTAGCCTGCCGAGAGCGCATGTTCGGCGAGAAAGGCGTGCACCGGTTTTTTGGTCCGCGCCGCGCGGATGCGGTCGGCCAGATCGAAGGCCCCGGCGACCTCGCCGCCAAAGCTGTCGATCTCCAGCGCGATACCGCGAATGGCCGGGTCATGGACCGCCGCATCGATCTGGGCGGCCAGCCCCTCATAGGAGGTCAGCCCGGAGCTCTGACCGATCCAGGCGCCGCGATGGACCAGCGTTCCGGCAATGGCGATGACCGCAACGCCGTCGACGACGGGGAAGGGTGCATCTGCATCGCTGCCATGGCGCTGGGCGAGATCGCCGCCGATCAGCGAGGCGCAGGCGATTTGCCGCGCCGCTGTCTGATCGGGTTCGGCGACCGTCATGCCGTCAAAGCGAATTTCCTGCCCGGTGATGCGGGGTCCGAGGCTAGAGAGAAAGGCCAGCGCCTTGGCGGGGGCAATCATCAGCGGGGTGTCGAAGGCGCGCTGGGCGATCTGGGCATGATGCATCAGCGGTCCTCCCCGGGATTGGCATCGTCATCGTCGGTGTCATCATCAGGGTCGGTGGCGCCGTCTTCGTCATCGTCCTTGCCGTCGCTGGTGTCGCGGCCATCACCAGCCGCCTCGCCCTTCGGCCCTTGCGCGGGCGATCCGGGGCGGCGGAAGTCGAGGCCCAGCGCTGCTTCGCGCTTGCGTTCCGCTGCGATCTCGCGGTCGACCTGTTCGGCGTCATATCCGCGCTCGGAGATCGCTTGGCTGCGGGATTTGAGGCCCGCCTCGATCTGCAGGATCTCGGCCGAGGCATCCTTCATCGGATCGACCCAGTCCCAGCGCGTCGGCAGCCAGCTGACGGACTGGTATGCCCGCCGGTCGCGATCATAGCCGGGAAAGTCGATGGCACCGGACAGCACGGCCAGATCCATCCAGCGCTGCCAGACTGGTCGGCAGAGCTGATGCACGATGACGCTGTGCTGGATCGCCGAGACCCGGCGGCGGAAATCCAGCAATGCCACGCGCGTGTTGGAAAAGTTGCCGCGTGCGGCATCGCCGGTCAGGTATGGGTAGGGGATGCCCAGCGCGGCGGCGATCTGCAGCAGCGTCCGGTACTGGAAGGGCTCATAGGTCGATCCGGAATCCGGCGTCGCGGGGGTCGAGACATCCTCGCCCGGATCCAGACGCACGACCTGACCGGGTTCGACTTCCAGATCCTCATCTGCCGGTTCCAGTGGCGTTTCCGGGGCGGGCGAGGTGATGAACATGGCAAACATCGCCGCCGTCTTCTTCCGCTCCAGCTCGGCATCGTCATAGAGATCGAGGGTGAAGAGTTTCACGATGGCAGGCGCGAAGCGCGACACCCCGCGCAGCTGTCCGGCTTCGACCGGGTCAAGGACGTGAATGATCTCGCTGGCGGGCACGCGGACCGTCTCGCCCACCAGCCCCGGATCGGTAATGTCGCCCGGATGACGGCGGAGAAGGTGGTAGGCCACGCGCCGCCCGATGCCGTCGAATTGGATGCCCTGGCGGATCGCCCCGCCGCCCGGCAGTTCGCGGTTCAGGTCTATCGGCAGCATCTCCGAGGGCAGCATCTGCAGCTGCAGCGGTACCGACAGACCGTCGTCCGGTCTGCGCGGGCGTAGCCGCAGAAACACCTCGCCTGCCAGAAACAGTTCTCGCGCGGCGCGGCGCTGCAATCCGTAGAAATCGGTCAGCCCCTCGGCATCGGCCTCGTCGGTCCAGCGGAGCCAGAGTGTCTGCAGCGCCTCTTTCTGCGCGGCATCGGCGATGGAGGACGACGGTTTGATCCCGTCGCCGACCACATTGCTGGCGTAAGCCTCGACCGCCCCGCTGGCATAACCGTTGTTCCGCGCCAGCCAGCGGGCGCGGGCCGTGATGGTCTCGCCTGCACCCGCGATCAGCGTGTTCACATGGGCGCGGCTGGCGCGGAACCCGCGCAGGCGTCGGTGTGACTGCGCCGCATCGAACCCGCCGATGATCGCGCCGAGACGCTGGCGGATACCGTCAAACGTCATGGATTAAAGCCCCTTCGTGGCGACAGTGCCCCAGCGCCGACGGCGGTTGGTGCCAGCGGCGCGGGCAATCCGGGCTTCCAGATCGGCGATGGCGGATGCCAGTTCGGCATCGGATCCATAGGTCAGGGTCTTGCCGTCATAGCTGACGCTGCGCAGCCCGCTGAACCTGGCTTCCTGCAGGGCTGATAGCAGCGCCCGCATCCGGTCGATGTCCATCTCTCACCTCATGAAACGCGGTGTGTAAGTCTGCCGCTTGCGGCGCGGTGTGGTTGGCGGGGCGCCCGCCTGACGGGCAGGCGGGCCATTTGTCGGCACGGACGGGTCATCGGCCTTCGCAGCCGTGCCACCCGCATCCGCTACTGGCGGTGCCACCCCGGCTTGTTCCTCCAGCTGCCGCCACATCCGCTCGTCCCAGCGATCCGCACCCATGATCCAGGCGGCGGCGCGGGCATAGACGCGGGTATCCAGCGCCTCGTTCCGTTCGCGCAGCTTTTGCCATTCCTGCCTTGCATAGCCGCGCTTGTTCCTGACCGTGACCAACTGCTCGGCGACCAGCTGTTTCAGCCATTCGCTGTCGGCCCAGTCCGGCAGATGGATCATCCCCGGCGGATCGGGCTGGCCCGCCGCACGTTCTTCGTCCGTGGGCCGTTCCAGCCGCAGAAATCGATAGGTCTCGATCTTGAAAGTGGCGGTGGCCACCGACCAGAGCCGGGCGCCGCGCCGCAGGCGTTTGCCGCCCACGGTCGCATCGACGAAGGTCGGCCCGGAAACCGGCGTCGCACGGTTGAAGCCCTCAAACCCCTTGACCGGCACGACCTGTTCGAACCCCTGTGCCCTCGCCCAGGCATAGACTGCCGCCGCCTCATAGCCGGTATCGATGGCCAATTTGGCAATCGGCATCACCGCGCCATTGGCATGCTGCCATGTGCGGGTCAGAAGCTTCGTCAGTTCGGCCCATGCCGCCGGGCTGTCCGGACCGCCGGGGATGACGATGTGATCGACGAGCCAGCTCTGCAGTCCTCGCCCCCAGGCCCAGATATCGACCTCGAACCGGTCTTTCTGGATATCGGCCCCGGCGGTCAGGAACAGACCGCCTTCGGGGATCTGCGCCGCGAACACTTCCCGCCGGTCGGCCAGCCGCTGCCATTCCGGTGCCTCGCCGCGTTCGACCCAGGTCTCGCCCAAGAGCGTGTTGCGCGCCGCGCGCAGCATCTCGTCATTGCCCTGTGCCGCCAGCCATTCCCGCGCGATCTGTTCCCAGCTCTTCCAGCCGATGGGCGAATAAAGCGCCGAAAGGTGATAGCCGACATGATGCGGATCGGCGGCGACTGCTGTTGCCCGCCATTCGCCTGCCTCCAGCATCGCCGTCTTGTGATGCTCGGCGATCAGCGCCTCGCAGCTGTTGCAGGCATAGGCGGCGGTCTCCGGCCGACCCTTCTCCCAGCGCAGCCGTTCGAATTCCAGCCATTGCATCGCCCCGCAATGCGGGCAGGGCACGAAATAGCGCCGCTGGTCCGAGGCCTCGAATTCCTGCTCGATCCGGCTCAGCCCCCGGATCGTCGGGGTCGAGACCAGGAACACCTTGCGGCGATGGGCGAAAGTGGTGCTGCGGGCCTCGGCCAGCGTCACCGGATCGCCCTCTTCGTCGGCCGAGGGCGGATAGGCGTCGATCTCGTCCAGAAACAGATAGCGCGCGGGCATCGACCGCAGGCCTGTCGCGCTGTTGGCCCCGGTCAGCACCAGAATGCCGCCCGGGAATTCCTTGGACAGCATCGAATTCCCGGCATCGCGCGACCGCGCCGGGCTGACCCGTTCCCTGAGCGCAGGCGAATCCGAAATCAGCGGATCGAGGCGACCGCGCGAGGCACGCTTGGCCATCTCGACCGTCGGCAGCACCGCCAGCATCGGTCCCGGCGCATGATGGATGACAAAGCCGATCCAGTTGTTGCCCGCTTCCGTGGCGCCCACCTGCGCGGCCTTCATGAAGCTGATCCGCTGTGCCGGATGACCGGGCGAGAGCGCGTCCATGATCTCGCGCAGATAGGGGGTGCGGGCGGTGCGATAGCGCCCGGGCTCGGCAGCAGCGCGCGATGACAGCCAACGGTGTTTATCTGCCCATTCGGACACCGTCAGATCGGGATCGGGCCGGATGCCGCGCGACCAGGCGCGCAGAACATCCTCGGCGCCGTCGAAACTCAGGTCGGGGCTGTGATCATCGCTCCCATCCTCGTCATTCAAGAGAAACCTTGAGCTCGGCGAGGGCGGTGAGCTGGTCTCGGACATGGGCTTCCAGCACCCTCTGCAGCACCCCGGTACCGATGCTGATCGCTTCTCCGGTGGTCTTTTCCATCTCGGCCGACAATTCCGCCGCCATGATCGCGGCGACACGGGCGGGCCATGTCACCCAGGCATCGCGTTCCTGCCGGGCGAGGCGAAACACCAGCGTTTCGGCCCGGGCCCGGTCGACTAGCACACCCTTCTTCTTCTGGATGGCGATCTGGCGTTCCTGTGCCTGATAGACCGTCAGCGCTGTCCGGGCCTTCAGATAGGAGGAACTGTCGCCCGGGCCGGAGATTGACGGGGCGGCGAGACTGTCGGCGGGGCGGGTCGGTCTGTCCGGCACCGCCGCCTGCCGCGCCGTGCCAGCCTTGGACCGGTTCTGCTGGTCGGGATCGGTGGTGGCCGCGCGCCGGGCGTCCGACGCCGCCGCATCGATGGAGCCATCGGCGAACAAGACCAGCCTGCCGCTTTTCCGCGCCTTCTGGATCGCTCCGCGCGACAGCCCGGCATGGGCGGCAAAGGCCCGCTCGCTCATGCCCTGCATGACAGACCCGTCCGAAGATGATGGTGATGTGCATCAGAAAGCACTGTTATTGCTCCGAATTCTCTACACTTCAGGACGCCCCGGAGCGATGCTGCATCAACGAAACGCTGCACCGGAGACCGACATGACCCGCCAGACCGCCCGCACCAATGACGCCGCCCTTGCCGCCTTCATCGCGAAGAAAGCGGAAATCGACGCCATGCTGGCCCGGTTGCAGACCTTCAGCGAGGACCACTTCGGCGCCGATCCACAGCGGGTGAACTGGGGTCACGTCGGAAGCCTCGAATATCAGGCCCACCTGCTGAAGCAGATCAGCGATTTTGCCTTCGGTGAGGGCGAACACGCCGCCTGACGCCACTGCGGATATCGACCGCTGAACCCCGCCGGTAGCGGGGCCCGGCTCCGTAGAAGCCGACCGCGACCTGCGGCGGCGATGCACGGAGCCCGTCATGACGAAAATGACCGACACCCAGACCCTGATCCTGACCCGGGCCAGCGCACGGCCGGGAAATCTCGCCCTGCCGCTGCCCGAGGGGTTGCACGGCGCGGCGGCGAAGATGGCCGTCGGCCGGATGATCAAGCTCGGCTGGATCGAAGAGGTCGAGGCCAATCTCCGGCGCGACGAGCCCCTCTGGCGCGAGACCGGTGACGGGCACGGCACGACGCTGATCGCCACCGAGGCCGGGCTGGACGCCATCGGCATCGAACCGGTGGTGGTCAGGACCATGGCGGGATTGCGGGACGCCAAGCCCGAAGCCATCGCCGCTGCCCAGCGCCCCGGCACGAAACAGGCGCAGTTGATCGCTATGCTGCAGCGCCCTGAAGGCGCGAGTATCGCCGAGATCGCCGAGGCGACGGGGTGGCAGCACCACTCGATTCGCGGTGCCATCTCCGGATCGCTGAAGAAGAAGCTGGGCCTAACCGTGACCTCCGAGAAACTCGCCGAACGGGGTCGGGTCTATAAGCTGAGTTCTTCCTGATCCGGCGCCGCGTCATCCATCCTCCAGCAGCTGATACGCCAGAGTTCTGAGCGCATGCGCGGCAACCAGCGGGACCACGCCATTGCCACAGAGGCGGAGCCTGTCCACCCTGTTGGCCAGCCCATCAGCGCCTCGACGAATAGCGGGTTCAAGGTCCGGCGCTGATCGGAGGTATCGGGACCAGCCATCTGCGTCGTGAGGACCTGGCGGCCAAGCAGGCCGTTCACCGGCGTGTTCGCCAGCGTCGTCGCCCCGTCCTTGTGATCGCGCGCCGTGGGCGTCATCCACATGCCCGCCGCATGGGTCAGATCGGCCGATTTGCGATTGCCCGTGCTCGGCTTGTTGCCATCCGTCGCCAGCGGGGTCGGCCATTGCGCCGCTGTTGTCGCAAGGTTCATCCCGTGCCTGCCCGCTGCCTGCGACGGCGTCGGTCTCGTCTGCCGGTTCTCGTTGGCGCTGGCCCGGGTTGTCGGCCAGAGGCGCAGCATCTCCGTCCGGTTCCCGCCACTTGAGCGGGTGCCGGAGCAGGCGCGCGGGGTCGGCCATGTCGTCGCCTTCCCGGATGGCGAGGATGAACAGGCGTTCCCGACGATGGGGCGCGCCGACTTCCGCCGCCGTAAACAATCCTGCCGCAAGGCGGTAGCCCATGCCGACCAGTCCGCTGGCGACTTCGGGGAAGCCGAGGCGGAGATGATGGGCGACGTTTTCAAGGAAGACGAAGGGCGGCTCGACCTCGCCGATGATGCGGGCGACATGCGGCCAGAGGTGGCGCGGATCCTCGGCACCCCTTCGCTTGCCCGCCACGCTGAACGGCTGGCACGGATAGCCCGCAGAGACGATATCCACCGCGCCGCGCCAAGGCTTGCCGTCGAATGTGGCAATGTCGTCCCAGATAACAGCCTGATCCAGGGCCGCGTCCGCCATCCGCGCCACGAGAGTGGCCGCAGCATATGTTTCCCGCTCGACATGGCCCACAGCTCGGTATCCGGGCAGGGCAAGGGTGAGGCCGAGATCGATCCCGCCCGCGCCTGAACAGAGGGAAAGCCCGAAGAGGCAGGTGTCGTCGGCCCCGGAACAGCGTCCGAGGGCAGGTAAAGCCAGGTCATTCATGGTCTCAGCGTCGGTTGGCGGTCAGGTCGTCGAAGGTTTTGTCGGTGCCATCAAGAATGGCGGATTGCCCGGTCAGGTTCTGCCAGCGGGTGATGGCGACATCGACATAGGCGGGGTTCAGCTCGATGCCGTAGCAGACCCGGCCGGTGGTCTCGGCGGCGATCAGCGTGGTGCCGGAACCCATGAAGGGTTCATACACGGCCTGTCCGGGGCTGGAATTGTTCAGGATCGGGCGGCGCATGCATTCGACCGGCTTCTGCGTGCCGTGCACCGTCTCGGCATCCTGATCGCGATTGGCGATCTGCCACAGCGTGGTCTGCTTGCGATCACCGGCCCAATGGCCTTTGCCGCGTTTCGTCACCGCATACCAGCAGGGTTCGTGCTGCCAGTGATAATCGCCCCGGCTGAGGACCAGCCGGTCCTTGGCCCAGATGATCTGCGAGCGGATATCGAACCCGGCGGCGATCAGGCTGTCGGCGACGGTGGTGGCATGCAGCGCGCCGTGCCAGACATAGGCGACATCGCCCGGAAACAGCGCCCAGGCCTGCGCCAGTCAGCCCGGTCGTCATTCAGGACTTTGCCGGTGCGTTTGGTCGCCGATGCGCCCGTGGCATTGCGCCAAGCCGGGTCGTAGTCCACCCCATAGGGCGGGTCGGTGACCATCAGCAGCGGGCGGACATCGCCCAGCAGCTCTGCAACCACATCGGCCGACGTGCTGTCGCCGCAGATCAGCCGGTGGGCCCCGAGCCGCCAGAGATCGCCCGGCACCGAGACGGGTTCGGCAGGCGGTTCCGGGACATCGCCTTCGCCCTCGGCGGCGCCGTCATCGCCGAGATCCGGATCCTGCAGCAGCGCCTCCAGCTCGTCTTCGGCAAATCCCAGCAGCGACAGGTCAAAGTCATCGGCGAGCAGGCCAGCCACCTCGTCGCGCAGCAGCGCTTCGTCCCAGTCGCCGAGTTCGGTCAGCTTGTTGTCGGCGATGCGGTAGGCCCGGCGTTCGGCCTCGTCGAGATGCCCGAGCCGGATCACCGGCACCTCATTCAGGCCCAGCTCCGTCGCCGCCAGCACGCGGCCATGGCCCGCGATCAGCTCGCCATCGTCGCCGACCATGCATGGCACGGTCCAGCCGAAGCGGGCCATGCTGGCGGCGATGCGCGCCACCTGATCGGGCCCGTGCATCTTCGCGTTCCGGGCATAGGGGCGCAGGCGCTCGATCGGCCAGAATTCGATCTGGCGCGGCGCAAAGGCGAGGTCCATGGGGCAGGGTCGTCCTGTGGTTTTAGGTGGCTTCGGGCCGGGTGGATCCCGCCTGGATTCCGCTGGCTTCCGCCGTGCTGGATCCCGGTCCTGGCTTCCGCGAAGTGGCTTCCGGTATCCACCTCGGAATCCAGCAGGAATCCACCCCGCGAAGGTTCTTAAGGCCTTGTTTTGTTGATCGAAACGGCGCTCGTGTGGCTCAGGTGGATTCCGCCTGGATTCCCCGGTGAAAACGCCTGACGCTGGAAAACTTCCGCGCTGCGCCCCCCCGAATACGGACAGCGCCGGGGAGGAACCATTGCACAGGGGTAGGGCTGGAGGATCTGACCGGAAGAGCGCCTGAGAAGGTCTGTTCTCCGGGCGCTCGTCTTCGATGCTTGGGTTATGAGTCAACCCGGGCACGAATGTCAAACTGTTTTGTTGCTGATCTGTTCGTGGCCCGTCGGGCGCGCCCACGGTTGCCGTTTCGGCATGGCATCGGTGACGTCGATGCTTCGCAGCATGCCGCCGTCGCGCAGACCCTGCCGCACCCAGTCCAGCGCCAGCCACCAGTGCTCGTAGTGCCGATGCGCGGCGGCGATCTGGTCGGGATGCGGTGACCAGGTGACCGGGCAGGCCCGCAGTTCCACCGTCCGCCATTTGCCGCGCGAGAGCACACGCGTTGTGCCGACCGGGATGGTGATCGAGCGTTCGCCATGCTGGTTGCGCTTCATCTCGACCGGCACGCAGCGCGGCACAGCGCCGGGCATCCAGTCGGGTGTCATCCCAGCCCGGGTCAGTTCCGCGATGCGGATCGCCATGCGAGTGCCGCCCAGCGACGTCGGTAGGCCCGCGACGCAGGCGGCGATGACCTCGGCATCCTCGTGGGCGGAGCTGTCCGGCTTGTAGCGGCCCCCGTCGATGCGACAGCCCAGCGCGGCCCGCTGCATCAGCACGTATTCGAGGCCGAAGCCCAGACCTTCGTCGCGTTCGGGGTCGGGAGGTTCCGGCAGCTCCAGCCGCGCCTTCTCGGTGCGAAAGGCCCATTCCAGCACCTGCTGGACGCCCAGCGCGCGGCGGGTGCTGGTGTTCCCGTTCGGGAAGCGAGAATAGATGCTCATGCCACGCCCCGCTCTCGCAGCCGTTCGGCCGTCACCAGCCCGCGCTCCAGCATGGCACTGCGGACGGTGTTCGAGATGGCGTTGGAGGGCAGGTAGCCATCCCCGTTCACCAGCCCGGCGTAGAAATCCACGATCTCGTCCATGCTGGCGCGTGGCGCGTCTGCAGGCTTGCCGCTGCGCTTGCGGCGCTTATCGCCCTCAGCGGGCTTCGTGGCCCCGGCGTTCCTTGCCGCCCGTTCCATGGCCCGGTCCAGCGCCCTCGGTCCGTCCGGCGGATTGGGGTGGGTGCTGCGGCTGTCCCGGGCGACCGCGACGATCCGGTCTTCTGTCAGGCCGAGATCGGTGATCCAGCGTCGAACGTGTTCTCTCGGTGGCCAGCCCTGCCACCAGCCCGGAAGGCCGGCATTGGTGTCGAAACCCAGCGCGTCGAGCAACTTGCCGAAAAACTCCTCAAATCGATCATCGCGCGCTCGCGCGTCCTCCTCCTCCTTTACTGGTTCCCTTAATGGTTCTCTTACAGGGTTAGTGTCCGGATTCCGGACACGGAAATCGCCATTTTCCGGACACGGCTTTGCCCGAAATCTGGACACGGCTCCGTGTCCAGTTTCCGGACACAGGTTCACTGCATTGGGCGACATCTGGCGTGTTTCGCCGTCAGGATCACCGCCCGAAAAACCCGGGAAATCGCCATGTCCGAATTCCGGAGACGGGTCCGAATTCGGATCGTCGAACCCGTCCTCGAACCCCAGAATGTAGCGGGTCGGCTGCTGGCGTTTTGTCACCGGATCGACGCTGGCGCAGCGACGGATCAGACCGGCCAGTTCCAGCTTGCGGAGATGGTCGTTCAGGGCCGAGCGGCTGATCTCGCAATCGGTTGCCAGCCGCGCCTGGGTCGGGAAGCAACCGAAATCGGGGTTGTGACGGTCGCAGAGATGCCAGAGCACGATCTTGGTGGCAGGCTTCAACCCGCGCTGCAGGATCGCCCAGTTGGTCGCAAAATGGCTCATGCGCAGGTCCTCCGGGACGTCGAGGCGTTGGCGCTGGCGCAGGCCCTCCGGCGCGGGTTCTGCGCCTGGACGCGGGTGGTGATGCCGTGATCCGCGAGCGCGTCTAGCGCGTCCTCGATCGAGCGGACCAGCGCCCAACCGAAGCCCTGGGCCTTCACCATGTCGCGAAAGGCCTTCTGCGCCGGGCTGAGACGGCCGGAGGGGCTTTTGACCTCCAGAAACAGCACCTGACCACCGGTCAGGACGATCAGATCGGCGAAGCCCGGAAAGACGCCCATGCCGGTCAGGATCGCTTGGCGCTGGCGGGCTGCCTTGCCGCCCGACCCGACCTCGTTCGCCGAGTGGTGGATGATGGCATCGCGGGGCAGGACGATCCGCAATGTGTGTACGATGGCGCGCTGGATATCGGCTTCAGGTGTGCGGCGGGTCATGCGGTACCGCCTTTCGGTTTGCGTTTAGACACGCAGATCAGAAGACCGGCCAGTGCCAACGCCTCGCGTCCTTCCCGAGGGTCAGGGCTATGCGCGGCGATGGCGCGACAGGCGAGGATAATCAGGCTGTCCGGGTGCTGGACGAAATCGGCGACAATGCCGCGCGCCTCGGCGAGGCGCTGGGCGGGCCAGTCCGCGGGGCAGTACGCATCGACGTCGCTGATGGCGCTGGTATCGGGGATCGGGGACATGACGTTCATTTCCGCCCCCGCGCCTTGCCGGGTTTCGTTTCGGTGACCCGCGGCATTTCCTGTGACTGCAGCCAGTCCTGAACCACGCTCATCCGGTAAAAAATCTTGCGACCGGCGCGGACGCAGGCCGGACCTTTCCGCCGACGCTCCCAACGCCCCAGCGTGTCGACCGTCAGGCCCAGTTCCTGTGCCAGGTCATAGCGGCTGATCCAGCCGCGCAGCAGGCGCGGCTCGATTACCGGTTCCGCACTCATGGGTTGTGTCATGCTCTTGTCTCCTTCTCGCATCGCCCGGACCGGGCCGCTGACGGGGAGAAGAACAATCACATCGAAAGCACCGGCGGGGAGGCGGAAGGTGGCGTAACCTCGCCGGAGGTTATGCCACCCCATGTTTTGCTGGGTTTGGCGTAACTCAGGGCGAAGGACAGTGATTCGGCGCCGGGTCTGAACGCCGTCGAAAGCCGTCGAAACCACAACCGGCAGAACCGGTTCTGCCGGTTGCCGCTAACAGTTTCTGCCGTTGCTGGCCCCGGAACATGTCAAGAACAAAGAGTTCGTTTTCCACAGCCAAATGTTCTTGCCAAATCGCGCTCCGGTGGTGAAGAAATCCGCCCAATCACGCCCGATGCGGTCGATCAACGCGGAGTTCCTCGTGACTCCGCGAATGGCGGAGCTGTGCCCGGGCGCGGGGTCAATGAGCCGGAAGCCAGCGGCCTGAACCACGGGCCGCCGGGCGCCGAAAGCAGGGAGAGCAGATATCATGACATTGCCGCAGCGCGCGTTTTTCACGGTTCAGGAGGTGACGATCCGCTGGGATTGCAGCCCCTACGATCTGGCTGGATGGGCGATTGCCGGCAAGCTCGACATCGTCACCGCGATTGAACCGATCGAACAGGGTGGCGAGGTGCTGGCAGGTCTGGTCGTCGTGCCGGTTGCCGATATCCTGAGCATGTTCCGGCGCTGGGAAAATGGACAGGCCTCTCGGAGCATCCGCCGTATCCGCATACCGGGGCAGGAAGGCTGGATTATGATCGCCGACCCGTCGGATCACATTCAGGTCGAACTGGCCGATCTCATGGTTCTGGCCGATGAGGTCTATCAGTTCGAACTGCTGAATGGCATGGCGAACCGCTGGACCGATCCTGGCGGTGCACCGTCACGATACGACTGGGAGGGGCTCTATGTCGCCCTGATCAGACGCGTTCATTTCCACGGCCTTCCGGCGACGCAGGCCGAATGGATCGCGGATGCGCAGGCGTGGTTTGCCGAAAAGTCCCGCAATGGCGAGGTGCCGGACGAAAGCACCATTCGGCGCAGGCTGGGGCCGATCTGGAAATCGCTGCAGGAGGATGCATAGAGCGGTGTGTGATCGTGATCCATTCATCACGCCGCCCAGCGCGGTCGCAGCAACGATCAGGCGCTCCTGCGCGCCTGTTCTTCGGCTTCATGCACCAGCACCGGCTTTGGCCGGAAGGCGCTGGCCACAGCATCGACACCCGCCCGCAGCGGCGAATCCATCAGATGGGCATAGCGCGCCGTCGTCTGGGTCTGGCTGTGACCCAGCAGCTTGCCGATCATTTCCAGCGAGGCACCGCCGCTGACCAGAAGCGAGGCAAAAGTGTGGCGCAGGTCGTGGATGCGGACATCTTCGATCCCGACCTGCTTCTGGATCTGGTGCCAGAAGCGGCGGATTTCCTTGACCGGCTGGCCCGGCACATCGCCCGGAAAAAGGAACGGGCAGCCGCGCGGCACTAGCAGCTGGCGCTGGCGGACGATGGCAGCCGCTTCGTCCGAGATCGGCAGCCTGTGGATCTTCCGCTGCTTGGTCATGCTGGCGGGCTTCGACCAGCTGAGATGTTCGAGGTTGAAATGCTCGAACCTTGCCTGCCGGACCTCGCCCACCCGCGCCCCGGTCAGCATGCAGAGCCGGATGATATCCGCCGCACGGCGATCCTCGGCCGCGTCCAGCGCCGATGCCAGTTTCCGGATCTCCTCCTGCGACAGAAACCGCTCGCGCGGATTCTCGATGCGGCGGCGGAAGCCCGAAGCCGGATTATCCTCGCGCCAGCCCCAGCTCTGCGCATAGGTGAACATCTTGCGCAGCACCTCGCCGACACGATTGGCACGCACCGGCGTCGGCTTCGCCCCCTGCAGCTTTCGGGCACGATTGTTCGGCTTGGCCTTGTGCGGGCGGGCGCGCCCCTCCGCGATTCGGTTCAGGAGCTTTTCCACGTCATAGGGCGTGATCTCGGTGACGAGCCTGTTGTTCCACTCTGGCCCCACCAGCTTGGTCAGCATCGACCGCTGATCCGAGGCATTGGTCTTCGCCAGATTCGGGAGATGCACCTCGGAATAATGCTCGATGAGATCCCTGAAGCGCGGCGCGTCCCGCCCGTCTTCCTTCGCGCCCAGCGGATCGCCCCCGGCATCGATGTCGCGGCGCAATTCCTTCGCCCGTTCCCGCGCTGCCGCCGTCGACCATTCCGGCCATCGCCCCAGCGTCATCCGCCGCTGCCGCCCGGCATGTCGGTAATCCAGCGTGAAGGCCCGGTTTCCGGAACGGTAGATGCAGATGGCAAATCCCCGCACCTCACTGTCGAAGATCTGATAGTCCCGGCCCGGTTCCGGTGCCGCCTCGCGCACCGATTTCTCGTTCAACCTCAATCGCTTCACCAT